CCAATGGTCTTTTGATATGCTGCTTCGTAATGTTCGGGATCTAGTTCAAGATCAATAATTTGACTACCCAGCTGAAGCTGTGCGTAATCTATGAGATTTTGCTTGAGCGTGGAAAGTGTATCTTGTTGCTGTTCAGCCATTGTGGACTCCGATAATGTTATTTACCAGGGGTTATCCATTTTTCTAGCTTGGATGCAATCAGTTCATGCCCAAGTTGATTGGGATGTGCAAAATTAGGTCTAATAAATTCATTGTCTGCAACATTTAGTAGGTGTTCTCCAGTGTAGTCTGTTGCACCAAACCAGTCTGCGGCCGTTTCTGTTCCTTGTTTCCAAATTTTACTTGTGTCAACTCCAGGAAGCCACTCGGGATATCGTACCCATCCAGCAAAGTAAAAGTCATTGATTTTGTAATGCCTGGACCAAGATTGCAAGGCTGTTATTGTGGACGAAGAACGCATGACTTCGTGTCCTTTGCGATGGAAGTGCATGAACACCTCACGTGCCCATTCTTTAGCGTCTGTAGGCCAGTGTTGCCACTCACGATCTTGTTCGTTCCATGTTCCAAATCTAGGCCAGTGTGCGGACCTACCTGGATTTGTTAAAAAAAACACAGCAGTGATTTCGTGGTCTTTGTTGTGATGATCGGCAATGTATTCTTGAAACTGATACAACATGTCCTCATTACTGGCTCCAGCAGATCCGTAATTGAAAAATTTATCAAAACCCATTTTACGTTGCAGTAGGTCGCCGTAAGGTACCTCATGGGGAGGAGTCAGCTCTCCACCTTGTGGCCAGCTGTCGCCAAATGTTAATAATACTTTATGTGTCATTGGATACAGTGCCTTTGACTGTGGGGGTAATAATTCTACTGATTCCTTTGTCTGGACAAAATTTACATTGTGGAATTGGGTGATTCAAACTTTCCACCCAATCATCTTTGTAAAGTTCAAAGTTGTCCAAGGTCAGTGGCCGGTAGCTGTTCATGATCTGGCGGTCTGATTCAGAAATGTCAAATTGATTTTGTTCGTCAAATTCTGGGAACAGGGCCGCAGGGCCGCATTTGTATATTTTTCCACGAACAAAGTGATAGCATTTAAATTTAACAAATCCGCACTGTTGATGAGTGCGTATAGGGTCGCTGTCATGCACAATAAATCGGCCAGTGTTGTTTAACTGCACAGCGGATGTTTGGAACTTGTTAGCCAGGTGCATGCAAACAATAAGACCATTTTTATCAACCACAGTCCAATAAGAGTCCCATCCTTGCCAACCCGGTGGTGGCGGAATATTCGATCGAAGACCAAATTCTACCACGACAGTATCAATAAAATTCAATATGTTTTGACGCAACATTTCAAAGTCTGCTATGTTGTGCAGACTTACTCCAATGTGATTTACTGGCCTGGCTGGTGGTCGAGGTCTGGTCATTGCCTCATACAGTCCTGGAACATGATTCAGTCGAGTGCCATTGGTCAGTATTTCTACATCGCAATTGAATATTTCATTCAAGCCCACTACCCATTCTGAGAGAGTGGGATTCAGTGTGGGCTCACCGCCCAAGATGGTTATGGCTTGTAGTTCAATTCGCTCTGCCCACTGTCGGTAGATTGCTTCGTAATCACTCCAGCGTTGCCATCCTGAAAATTTATGATTGTTAAAACGATTGCAATTATCACAGGTGTAGTTGCAGACATTGGTAATGTAAAATTCTACTTTTTCATCAAATTTCAATTTCATATAGCCATATTTACCAGCTCTTGAGTATGATCAAGTTCTCTGTGCCACGGGCATTCCATGCAGTTTCTGTGGCTTTGATATCCTTGAACGCTTTGCGAGCGGCTGGCTTGCCAGCACCTGTAATACCCTTCAGCTGTTCTGCTGGTTTGCGCAGAGTTTTTTGCATGGTGTCCACAGTTGAGAATCCAATGATTGAGTTGTTCTTTACAGTGAATGCTTGTGTGTGGCTGTCTGCCACAAGGTGGATGAGCTTGCGTTTTTTGCTGTCATACAACCAGGCTTCTGTTTTGTCCACAAGACTTGCGGCTGGCAATGATTTGAGTTTGAGCTCTGCAAACTCTGCCAGAATTTTGAACTTGGCCGCACGTTTCTCTGGTGGCACTGCTCGAACCTTGCGTGGTTTGCGTTCCACTTTCTTGATCTGCACATAAGCACCGCAGTCATTCACAACGGCTTCGCAAAACTTTATAACATTGCGCAGTTGAATTTTGGAGAGATGGCTGTAGCCTTCGACCAACTGGGGATCTTTGCCTTCTGCCACACGCTCGAATTCTGTGAGTTTGCGTTTCCAATTGTCTGTAATTTGGCTGATCATTTGCGGTGCAATATTTAGACCACGCATGATTGTGACAGGTTTAAAATCTGCTGTCATTTTGGCGCCACTCAGCATGAACTCGTCAAACAAGCCTTCTAATTCGCCGTTGCACTCTGCTGTCTTTTCGCGCAGTCGGTCTTGAATGGTAATTCGTGGTGTGGCATCTTCCACCACTGCTTCGGGCGCAACTTCGTTCTGCTTGCTGTGCAGTATTTCTTTTAGTTGGTTTTGCAATTTGAGTTGTTCTGAATCTAACAGTTCCAATCCAACCATGCTCATGCGACACAACCAGCCTGTGGTCAGCCGAATTGCTGAGTCTGGGATGCCACGGAGCAGTCGCACATCTGCCTTACGGTCATGTGTTTCCAGGTAGTTTACAATCATGTCACGGGCATCTTTTTTGCCGTAAAAGTAATTGTACCAGGAGAATGCTTCACTTAACCTGGTTTTTCTGTATTCAGTGGGCTGGACTTGCCAAGTTGGCTCCCCGCCCAGAATATTGGTGTCGGCACTGCGAGGGTTTAGCAGTTTGATTTTGAATGTGGTGCTCATATGTGTCCTTACTTATTTTACAGGTAAATCTCGGCAGAGTTCAAACAATTGCGTGGCACGTTTGAGTTTAAAGTTTTTGTGGTTGTACATATACTTTCGTTTGCGCTCTGCAACATCAAGAGCCTCCATCAGCCGCCATTTGGTGTCAAAGTCTGACTGCATCAAAATACGATTCATATCCACAATGTCCAGGCTGTACTCCACCCATTTTTCTGTGGCTTTTATTAGGTCATAGGGCACCACTGCTTTGGACTTGTTGGCAGTAGAGTACTTTGCAACAAAATTTGCTGCCTTTTGCATACGGGCTCCTGTAGTGAACAAGTGTGTATTATAGCAGATCGTGATTATTTGGTCAACTGGGCAGAAAGTAGTACTAAAGTAAGATCTGATTCCCTGCGGAATGTGATCCAAAACGGGCGACGACCGTATCCGTTAGCCTTGCCAAAATATGCATGCCAGTCATTGTCGGGCATGTAGCCTTGGGCTCCCAGTTTGGTATCGCATATTTTTTCAAGAGGAACGCCTTCTCCCAGCCATGAATCACATCGCACAGCAATCACATGCCCGTGTTTTTTATATTGGCGGAATCTACGGTTTAATCGAACTACTTTCATTCCCAAAGTATAGCAGATTAGGAATTATTGGTCAACCTGCCCATAAATATACACTATGCCACGTCTAAGTTTATACCGCCCAAATCGCACAAGAGACTACCAATTTTTTGACCGTACTATCAGTGAAATGTACACTGTGGGCGGCTTGGATATCCTTGTTCACAAGTATCTAGGGCCAGAAACTGGCGGCCAAGATTCTGCATTCAGCGGCAATGCTGATGCCACTCAACCCGTTTATGAAACGCAAAGTGTACTGAACATTCAAGATCTGCTGTTGCTGGAAAATAGAGATAGAGTGTATGACACCGATATTTTTGTCATGCGCGGTGTGTACAACACACAAGACATTGATTTTGACCTTACACAATTTGGCTTGTTTTTGAACAATGACACGCTGTTTATCACGTTCCACTACAACGACATGATTGACACATTTGGTCGTAAACTCATGAACGGCGATGTGCTTGAGATTCCAAATCTAAAAGATTACAATCCGCTGAATCCTGCTATCCCAAAAGCATTTCCAAAATACTATGTGATACAAGATGCGGCGTTTGCTTCTGAAGGGTTTAGCCAAACTTGGTTGCCACACTTGTGGCGTGTGAAAGCCACACCACTGAACGATCAACAAGAATACAAATCAATCACTGACAAACCTTTTGTGGCTGAGTACATTTGGGATCCAGGCGATTTTTACCCCATGGGTTCTATTGTGAACTACGGAGATGTGTATTATCAAGCTCAGAAAAATACGCCAGCAGGCACAGAAATAACCAACACTGAATTTTGGGCATCGTATACTCCTGCTACCATTAGTGATGTGCAAGGTACTCGCACCAAAGACACTCAGATCAATGATGCTATCCTTACACAAGCAGATGCAGAAGTTCCATTGAGTGGGTATGACGTAACTAAATTTTATATTGAGCCCACACAAGATGGTCAACCTGCCAATCCAGCAAGCCTTGGATCAGAAAGCACTGTCACAGTAGATGGCACACAAGGTGGTATGAATGTCACACCAAAGTCATTTGGTTATACCATGGGTTATCTCACTGGCGACGACATGGCACCAAATGGCCTGCCTGTCACGCCTGGCGTGAGTTTCCCAACCAATCCTGTAAGTGGAGATTATGCATTGCGATTAGATTATCAACCAAATCGACTGTTCCGCTATGATGGCCGACGCTGGGTCAAAATTGAAAGCAATGTGCGTACAAATCTTAACAATGGTCCTACCAATGATACTTTGCGCTCGACCTTTGTGAACAATACATACACTGTGAAGACTACAGACTTGGGTAACATACCAAGTAGACAGAGTCTCAGCGAGATATTG